TTTTGCTCTAAAGTGATTTGCCGCGGATCAAGGGTAATCATGCCTTTTGTTGGCGTTGTACCCTCAACCATGCGGAAATCAAGCAATCGACGCATTGCATCGCCGCCCAAGTCCCCACCAGTTCGCAACGCATTTGCTACATCTGCGGTCAACGACTTGCGTACTTGATCTGGCAATCGACTAAAATCAATACCTGATTGACCGAGTTTTACAGTAATAATTTGATCAACTTCAGCAGGGTTTGGAATTGCAGCGTCAGGGTTTAACTTGCCAGTCAATGTCGGCGCTACTTTTTGACCGGCAGACGTAAGCAAAGACTTTGCCCCACCATATGCCGCAGGCGCAACAATACCACCCGCCAAGCCTGCAAAAAATTGCTGTAAAGGATCGCCGCCTGATTCTCTTGTTAATCCGCTACCGTATCCTGCGCCAGCTGCCGAGCCGTATTGCAGCATGGGGTTAGCAGCGAATTGATTTGCAACGTTGCTTGTGATTCCGGTGGTATTTTTTGCAATTGCCCCTGCGCCCGATATCATTGGAATCGTTGATGCCATTGATGTGGCAATATCACCAACAACTTGTTCGCTTGGCAATATTTTGGCTAACCCAGTTTGAGTGTCCATGACAGACGTTTCTCTAGGTTTGGGCAATCCAAGCAAATCAGCCAGTTTTCTACCGTATGTGGAAATGGAAGCCGCTTCAGGCCCACCGGCAGCTTGCGATACTGCGCTTGTAGCCATCCGCATTGGCTCAAACGGCAACCCAACAGTATTTGCTGCGCCTTCAATTGCGTATCGACCTGTTAACCCAACTTGTCGAGGAATGTCCTTAATCGCCGACATAATGCTTTCACCTGTAGACTTCTCAGGCGGTGGCGGTGGTGGCGTTTGAGCATGAAACGTATTGGCTAGTTTCCACGCCTCATTTTCGTCTTTGGCATCTACCTCGTAGACTTCTTTGCCAATCTTTACTTCAAAAGTGGCTGTTGTCATTTTGGAGTAATCCTACGAACAGCGCCTGGTGGTGGTGCGCTTGGCGTTGGTGCGTATTTTTCGTTTAATTCGATAACCGTATTTAACGCTTTCATGCGAGTTTGATACGGTTTATTGGGATTTGCAACTTCAGCTGCCATTTGTTGATACAAAATACTATCTGCGTTACTTTGTGGCCCTTCCATGCGAGGCTGTGCCAACGTCAACTGCCCACCAAGAACCCGCAATTGTGCATCCGCAGCAGATTTATCTGTTGGAATACCCGCCGCATCAGTTGCCATTGTCAACAAATTACTGATAATGCCAGACGATGCTTTTGGCAATACTAATTCAGCCCTTTTTGCTACATCAAGAACAGTTTGGCCTTGAGTTGTTTTAACATCAGGTTTAGCAAGAGCAGGACTACCTTGATTTGCTTGGTTAATTACAGTTGCTCTAGGCACAAGAATATCTTTACCGTCTTTGCTAACGGTAACTAAATCAAGTTCGGCTTTTGCCCCTTCTGTTGCTGCGGTTTCTGCGCCTTTAAATTTAGCGTTTAATTCAGCGGCTTGTGCAATTGGCACAGATGTTAATTTTCCATCAATTATCATGTTAACTGTGCCAGGCGCAGGTTGCGGTGCAGTTTGTGATTGTCCTTGCGGGCCACTAACTGTTGAACCCGCAGCAAAAGATTGAGTTGCTTCTTTTTCAATCAGTTTTTCAACAACTTTTCTATCAGGACTATCTGTTGGCAATGAATCTCTCAATGCCATTAATCTTGTAATTTGCAAATCGTTTGATGGAGGCATAATGCCTTCCATTACAATTTTTTCACCATTTTTGCCAATTTGAACGTAACGCAATTGTCCATTAACCATTGCAGTAATTGGCGCACCTGACGGCATATTGACGTTCGTAATTGAACGTTTAGCTTGCGCTTGTTCAATTTGATAATCTTTCATTGTGCCTTTATAACCCTGCTGTTGGGCAAGACGATATTCAGCCAATGGCCCAGTATTTTCTTTTTCTAAACTCTCGTACATTAATTTAGCAACTGGGGAAGCGTATGGGTTTTGACCCATCATCATTTCAACTAACTTTTGACGCTTTAACTCTGGAGTCATTTGCACCGCTGGTTGTGCGGGAATCGCTGCTTGTGGTGCTACAGCAGGCTGATACGGCACAGCAGGCGTTTCTACGTTGCCCGACGGTGCTGTTTGCAGATTTGGGTTGTCCTCGTAATCTGAACCCATAGGTTTAAATGATTGCGCTGGTTGAGCAGGGATTTCAGGCATACCCATGACCGCGGCACGACCAGGCATAGCAGGCCGATCTTGTAAACCTGACAACATTTGTTGCGCTTCTGCTTTTGCTTCTTGATTTAGCTTGATGCGCTCTTCATCGCTGTTGCTTTTTGAACCCACATAAGCCTGCAAAACTTTTGCAAGCCCAGACAATGGACTAATTGGCGCTTGAATGCCTTGATAGTTTTGAATGTCTATAGGCTGAAACGCTTGTTGTTGCATAATCTGCGCTAACTTTTCGTTGCGCTGAATTGCCGCTAATCTAGTGTTGTAATCTAAGTCCATGACTTAACCTGTGTAATCATTGGCAGTTTGCGTGGGTGCTTGTGCGTTTGTCGGGCTAAACATACCGCCCGTTTGCGCCTGACCAAGCTTGAGCCGAGCCATGTAATCTTGATAATCTTGCATTTGATTCTGTTGGCTAGCTTGTTGATACATCTTCATTGCGTCAGCTGCGCCGCCAAACGTGTTTTGAGCTTGTGGCATTTGTTGCTCACCTTGCAATGGGGTCGTTTGTTGTTGTTGTTGCAACATCTGAGCCATCTTTTGCTGCGGTGTTAAATTGACGTATTGGTTAAGCATCGCAATCCCTTAATAACTCTAAAGTAGGCAACAAGGCAGACTTTAGTGCCGCCATGTTTATTTTATATTTTTCATGCAATTTTGGGTGTTTTTCTTTCATCCATGCCACTCGATCCGCTGAGTGCGCCAAATACGCTGTGCAATCGTAACAATCAAGGCTTGAATGATCGATTGCATAATGTTCTGGTAATTGACATTGAGTCCGCAAAAACGCCAAAACTTGTTCTTTAGTCCATGTTTCTATTGGTTGAATGTATGTCACACCATTCACTACCGATCCATGCCGTGCTGTGGATTTGTGACTTTCATCAAGCCGTTGACCACGAATTAAATGCGTAATGCCACGTTTTGCAATTGCCTCTGTCAGAGGCTGGCCCACGTTCATCCAGCAACAATTATTAAAACTTTGTACCCGAACTGATTTATCACCTGCAAATACCATGCCTTCTAAACTATGATCAACCGGCACAACATCGCTTGGATAACCATAAAATTTAATTTGCTGCTCTTGATCTGACTTTACTTCAACAAACTCAACTGCCTCTGCCTTGACCTGTTCGATGATTTCCATCGTTTCAGGGTACGCTTTACCTGTATTTGCCCAAAAGACAATGGGATTCTTTTCACGATACAAATACCAACACGCTAAAGAATCTTTCCCGCCTGAAAAAGCTAACCCAAGCATTAGAAATAAGCCATTGCAGCAGCAGATGCCAAACTGGTAATGCCCTGCATCCCAGAGTTTGCTCCTGCTTGTTGAATACCGTAATTTTGCATATTTGCTTGTCCTTGGGCTTGCGCCCCTGCAAAAGTTGGTGCTGGTGCAACTGACGTACCTTGATAGCCTTGAAACTGTGGCAATTGAATTTGCGAACCGCCCATAAGCCCAATGACTTCGTTAATCGGTTGCGCCCGCAATGCCAAATCTTGCGCCAATTGTTGTTGTTGTGCCGTATTTTGAAACTGTGCCTTGTTAAGCCCTTGGCTAAATTGAGTTCCTTGGGTTTGCATACCTTGACCGTAATTCTGACCAACAGCCGAGTTATACAGTCCAGCGTTTGATAACGCTTGGTTGTAGCCTTGCTGATTAGCAGACATATCCAAGTTAATGCCTTGCAACGCCGCTTGGTTGTACAAGTCGTTAATTTGTTGCGATCGATTACGATACGCCGCATCGTAAGCCGCTGTGCCAGGTGCTAAACCTTGGTTCGCCAACCCTTGTTTAAAAGATATATCGCCCGCTTCAATCGTTGGATTTAAACGTTGCAAAATTAATTGTTGTGCAGTTGTACCTGCATTAATAGGCATTTTTGCAATATTGCTATCATCAATGCTTGTTCGCGCATTGAAATCAGAAGCAGTTGGAACAGCACCATAACCGCCAAAATCATGTTCGATTTTTGTTGTTGTCGGCACAAACGGTTGCGAAAGCGTTGCTCTTGCATTAGCTATGCCTGTTTCGCCAAGATTTGCAAGCGCCGTTTGTACGCGTTGTTGCGACTCTAATGTCTGTTGCGCCTGTGGTGTTAAAGTTTGCGTGACAGTAGGTTGACCCCCGCCAGTCATAAATGCGCTTTGATCTGGCGCTGCACCACGTTTTGCTAATGCTGCATCATAAGCCGCTTGATTAAATACTGGTGTTCCTGAATCAGCTCCTTCACCCGACCCACTGCCGCCTGATTGCGTGTAATAATCAGATTTATTGATGCCACCACCTGCGTTGTATTTTGCCAACGCTGCGTTATAAGCGTTTTGATCCAAGGTAGGTGCAGAATATGTAACCGTCTGAGTCCCAAACGGTGTGTACATATTTGGATTAGACATAATGCTTGATTGTTTTGCCGCCGCAAGGTTATCTTGCCCTTGTTGTTTGGCGGCGCCAATATAATCCGGTGTTGGTGGTGTTGGTGCTGATTTACCCATTTTTTACCCCTAAAATCGGCAATTTTCTTTTGCCAACGTCAAAAATATAATATCGCCATCCGGTGTTGCATCTTTTACCCTTGCTTCTTCAATAAAGCCCATCTTGGTAACTAATTTTAGGCTTTTTACATGGGCACTGCTCACCGGCACAATAATCTTTTTTACTTTACAAACATTAAAAGGATAATCAAATATCGCTTTTAAATACGTTTTTGTCATACGTCCTTCAATTGCTATATGACACACAATTGAAGCGTAATTCCAATTTTCGTAAATTACACCAGCAATAATTTGACCGTCACGCTCTAGCCCTATTGCTTGTGATCCTTCTGCAAAATATTTACCCGCAATTCGCTCTGCAACCCAATGACCAACGTCAGCGCCCTGGACTATATGCCAGCCCAACCTTGTTGGTACACAATGTCCGTCGATGCCCATAAAATCGTAATCCCCTGACTTGCAGATTTAAATTGTGTTGCAGCGCAATAACCGATTCCAGTTACCCCTTGCCAGTTGTTTGTAATTACCGTGTCGCTAGCCCAATAGCCTACATCCCACTGAGCAATATCCCATTTCGCAGATACTTGTGGACTAAAACTGAGCGCCGCAGTTGTATCTGACAAATCAAAATCCATATTTAAGCCAAGAAATATAGACGGTGAGCCATTGGTAAAAATCGACGGTCTGGCGCGAGTGAAGTATTTTTTTACCCCTCGCGCATCAAAATAGTTAAACGCTTGCAATGCATAACAATTTATGTCGCTTGTATCATTAGCGTAATTGTCATCCCAAGCGTGAGCAACAAACCCGTTGCCACCCCAATATGGCTCGTTTTCAAAAATAGTCCAACAATTAGCCGCTTGGCCCGTAAAGTTGCACCAAGCTTTAGTAATGTTATTCATTACATATTGTTGTTGCTGGCCTTCAGAAATTGGCACATTAACTGTCAAAGCATTATGTTTAGGATCAAAACTAATATCCCAACCAAAATTCTCGCCATATGATTGAGTTGCAGCAGAGAACGCACCTTGAATTTTGTCCGATAACGCAATGCGTGGGTCAAGTCGTGATGATTGCAAACTAGCTGCTAGTGGATAAAGCCCGTTATATGTAAGGATAATCATATCCCCGCCATACTTCATCAAGCATCGTTTGCCAACAGGCTTACCAATGCGCCAAACACCCACCAGCGCCCATTTCGTAGCGTCCGAGGGATCAGTACCCGAATAAACAATAACCTCACCATTGGACGTTATAAAAACCAAGTTATCGTCTACGCCGTAACCTGCGTCGATTGTCCACGTCCCCGCGGCAACCAAATAACCGCCGAGTTGGGCAACCGCACTCATGTCAATATACGCTGCCGTCCCCGCAATACTCAATGTTGGCAAATACCATGCTTTTAAAGTTGAGGCTTGCGTGAACCAAACTTGATTTTTAAACGTAGTGATATTGCTTAAAGTTGATGCCGTCACGCCCGTAATGGTCGGATTTGTCCACGTTGAACCGTTATAGAGTAACGGTGCATCAATCCCATTGACCGCATACAAATAGCCACCAGCGGGAGTTGTGACGTTGGTATATTCCCATTTTGCATTGCTTAAACCCGTTTTTACAGCTGCGCCAACCGCGCCGCCGTTGGTGCAGTCATAAATAGATGTACCTGCAATCGCAAATAATTTGTCTGTAGCACCGCTTGAATACCCCATCAGAGTATGTATTTGTCCGGTGATTCCAGTTGAATATTTTGTATAACCGCCGCGCAAAACAACATTGTTAACTGTGGGAAATAAATTAGTTAACTGGACAGCATCAAGCGTGTCCATGTTCGCAATAGAATCCCGCACGTTCCAGCCGCCAATAGGTGCAGGCAACGATTGAACGCGAGCTGCTGCACCTTGAACAAATCGGCTTGCCATTTAGTTTGTCCCGTACCCAGTGTCAGGAATATTGTCGTAGCCAATCAAGACCGTGCCTGGGCGTGGTGCAAACGACAAATTAGCCGCCGACATATCTTGTGCGCGGACAATTTCAAATTCTTCAATGTAATTGCGATACATCGCCGTAGTATCAAAGCCTTTGGCCTCAAAATACTTGAGCTTGGTAGCCAATACCATAAGCCGATCAGGGTAAATGCAGGTATCTGTGTCGGCAGTAAATGATGTTTTTACAGCACCTGTGTCAGATAATGCCCAACCATTTGACCGATATTCGTAACCTAATAATTCGTTTGTAGAAACACCAGGCCAAATCTGAAAGTATTTACCCAATAGTCGGTAACGAATTCGCGGGCCAGTTGAAATAAAACCTGATAATAACCATTCCCATTGCTGTGGACTTTCAGGCCCAAGCATTTCCCAATGTTTTGATTTATCCCAATGGGTTCTTGGTACAGTTGATTCGTAATCTGAGGGTAATGCGTACTTCACTTTTTCAAAAGTGATCGTAGCCCCTGTATAAGTGCCTGTAGATGGCAAATTCACGGTAACTTGCGTGGCTGAGTCAACCGACTCAATGTAACAAGCGTTTGAAATACCGTTGCCCACCACTTGATACGTTGAATCAAGCCCAGCAGTCGATGGGATGTTGGTGATGGTGTAAGTGTTTAGCGTCACGTTACCCGTTGTTTGGGTATAGACCGTGGTAAACGTATATTGCTTTGTTAATTGCCGCCAGTCATGTTTTCGCAAGAACTCATAACCGGCAGCGTTCATTAACGCCAAGATTTGAATTACATCTTGGTTGGTATTTGATGCCACAGTAGTTGGCGTTGATACCCCAAGCTCGTTAGTGACTTGGGTTACTAGCTGAAGCATCGTTGATGACATTTAGTCCTCTTTTTTCGGCCTCCCAACCTTCTTTTCCGACAATTGAGCCATCAAAGTTGCCATTTGCTCTTTTACTTCAGCAAGTTCTTGCTTTGTCTTTTCAATTTCAGTCTGACTTGAAGATTGGTTTTTAACTTGTAAATAACGCCTTGCCTGCTCTCGCAAGCCCACTGCACCCATACCAATACGCTGCAATTGAGCATCGGTAGCGGTAGCAACTTGCTCAACGGTCTGAAACTTAAAGATTTGCAATTCTGCCATCTGCATATCATTGAAGTTTTCAGGATCGTCTAACACCCATTGTTTCAGCGGCACACCAATAATTTCTGCATTATTGTTTTGCATCTGAAAGTGCAACCATTGGCGAGGGAAACGCTGTTTATGATCATCCCGGACGGGTTGGTCAATAATCGTTGTTTTATCACCTGGTACTATAATTCTGACAAAAGGCTTTTCTTTGTACGGCTCTTTATCGTAAACGTAAAACTCGACGTGTAGGTGAGAATCTGCGTTATTAATATCGCTGTCTAAAGCCAATTTATGCCCCTGTTAATGTTACCCACGTGGTTGCGGAAGTTGCTTTCAAAAGCATTGTTTTGCCAGTTGCAAGAGTTACGCTTGCAGCACCTGCGTTCATTGTGCTGTTTGTATTATAAGGATAGACGGTAATAGTCTGGCCTGAATTGTTAAAAATAATCATTTCAGCGCCAGTTTCAGTTGGTGGCAATTTAACGCCAGTCGAGGCAGCTGAAGTTGTGATTGTGTTGTTCGACAAACTTAATTGCAAAGCATCAGCCGCAGTTGTGCCAGTAGCGACTAGGCCGATAGCGCCATCACCGCAAATTGTTTGAGCTGATAATGGCGAGTTGCCTGCGCCCATAATTCTTGATGGAAATGCCATGATTATCCTTTAAGTTGATTTACTCATTGCTTTTGCCATTTGATGCAAAAGCCCATCGCCACATACTTCAATCGTGACATCGTCAAAGCCTGCCACGACATTTTGAAAATCTTGAACTTGTTGTGCCATCCACGGCGCACATTTATACGATACATCATCAACCATAGCGTCAATGATGCGTTCGCCATTGTTACTTGTTTGCTCGTATGCATGGTGTTCGCCATTGCGATAACTTGAATCCATGCCAAACAAAAAAATACGCTCAAAGCCTTGTAACTTGGCTAATATCAACGCAAAAATACCTACAGTCGTAAACCCGCCCATCAAATGAACTGGTCGAGCCTTTTCATGCTCAAGCAACTCATAAACGCCTGGTGTATTTGCGTGTACCAAAACCACTTTGTAATTTTTTAACGCTTCAAAAACTGAGTTATCGCACTGGCTGCTAATGTAAAACGTAGTTTTTGCATAGGGCTTTTGCACAAACCTTACGTTCTCTGGTCGTGCGTCAAGCATTACCATTGCGTCAGGGATAATGCCATTACCCACCAAATAATCGTAAGAACCATTCATTGCCCAAACTTTAGCGCCGTTTTGGTGGCGAACCTTCAACTGGTCAATCGTGTCAACCAGACTTGGCCCACCACCAACAAGGCATACGCTGCCTTGGCGTGACTCGTCAAAATCAAACCAAGGCAGCGACCTTTCTACGGATCGCTGCACATTGCCCAACAAAATGTCAGGCTCTGTGTTTCCTACAACATCAAGAACAGCTTCAATCATTAGGTGATTTGTGACTGGAGATGTGGACGGTTGATGGTCACGGTGACCGTGGAAGTCGTAGAAGTGACGGTAGTCAAGTTTGCCGAACGTGCAGCAACAACTTGCAAACCGGCAGATGCCAAGACTTTGACACGACCAGCTGTAGCCGACAAGAACAGAGTGACGTTAGGTGCAACGGTCACAGCAGTTTTCTTGATAACTGCATTACCAGCGATTTGATACCAACCATAAAGACCAGCTGTGCAAGCCGACATAGCGACTGCAACAGGCACGTCTTGAACGGCAGTGTTAACAACCAAAGTTGTTTGATAAGTTGTAGCGTTATAACGCACAACCGAACCAACAACAGTTGAGGCCACGCCTAACAGCAAGATGAACTCGCCTTCGCCATAAGTTGGGTCAAATGCACGAACAATAGTACCTAAAACAGCTGGAGGCGTAGGGATGGTCGTGCCGCCTGCTGTAGTAGTACCAGAGTCTGTGTTAGCAATTTGCAGGAGGCCTGCACGGGGTTCGTCGAATGTATATGCCATGATGGTTTCCTTTAAGCGATCAGAACGCCGCAGAATTGCGGGCCTGAAGATGTGAGGTTGCCAGCAAAACCAATGAGCTTAACGATAGCGTCTTGGTTAACGGCTTGACGTTCGCCGCCAATTGGCACAAAGTTACGATCAGCGTGTGGACGGAACATGATGTACTTGGTATTTAAAAAGTACATATGGTTCGCAGTCGCTGCGTTACCGATACCACCGTCTAGAACCACATCAGAGGCCATACCGGCGCCGTAGTATTTCAACGATGCAAAGCCTGCGCCAGCTGACGAATTACCACCGTCGGTAATACGTTGGATTGACTGCAACGATTGCAAATAAAGTTTGTAATAGTTGTTATCGCAAACGATTAAATCAGGTTTATCAGTACCGCGAATCAACTGAACAGCAAGAGCATCCATGTAGGATTGGATGTTTGATGCTGAAGTTGCTGCGCCGCCGTTCGTTACGCCTGAATATGCAGCAGATTGCCAAAACGTAAATGTTGCACGGTTAATGCCACCGTATGTACCGCTTGTTGGCGCATCAGGGATTGCAGCACCAAGGCCGGTGATGTTTTTGCCTGAGTTACCAGTGCCGTCCAAGTAAATATCACCTGAAATACGGTTAGCCAATTGAGCTTCTGCAACCATCATGCGACCATCTAACAGGTCAATAATGGCTTCTTTGCCGCTGTTTTGAATCATTTCCAAGCCGCTGATCGACACTGCCGATGCGTACTGTGTAATCGAAAACTGAGCCGCAGAAATTGGGCTGTTTTGCGACACGTTTAACACTTCATAGCCTGAATAGCTATTGGTGTTGTTGGTTGTGCTGTCGTTATACATGATCTCTTGAAAAATCACGTTACCGCCGCTAAATGTCTTTACGTTGCCACGTTCTTTCAGGCGGCGCAGTAAAGCGTTGTTGTTTGTTACGTTGTCAGCAAGTTCACCAGAGCGAGATTGAATGTTAGTCGCAATGATGTCGCTGATCGAGCTATTGGCAAATGCCATAGTAATCTCCGATTAGGTTATCAAAAACGCTCGTTCATGTTTTCAAATTGTTGCATGAGTAATGAGCGCCTATCTTGCGCTTTGGTACTCGTCGCTGCTCCTGGTGTGGAACTTTTAACGCTGACCGCTGCCGCCCGAGCCGCTTTCGCTGCTCTGTTCGATGCTTCCCGTTTCGCTGCATCTGCTGCACCCTGTGAGGCTTGCTGATGTTTGGTAAACAAGTCGTTATCTAGACGTATTGCTTTTTCATAAGCATCTTCCAAGTCCTTTGCCACACCGCTGTTAAGCAGTTGGATCATTGTTGGTCGAGCTTCTTCAAAATATTCCGCTTTTGTTTGAAATTGGTTGATTTCTTGCAAAAGCGCTTGATTTTGTGCAGTTTCCTGCTGTTGCTTCCAATTTAACACCTCACCGCGAACTTGTGCAAGCTCATTTTGAATGGCGTAAAAGTTGGGATCGACAGGCTGCATTTGCACATCGCCCATGTTGATCCCGTACTGTTGGGCTAATTGGGCAAAATAAGCTTGTTTTTGTTGGGGTGAGCCATGACGTAAAACATTATCTGCCTCCATCAAAGCTTTTACCGCTTGTGGTGCTTCAATGCCAAGCCCGCGGATGTTCTGCATATAAGGCTCAATGGCCTGTTGCATTTGATCGGCAAATTGAGCTTTCGACAGCAAAGGCTGAACCCCTGCTTTCATTTCTTCTTCGCGTTGCCAAGCGTATTCTTTTAGTTTTGGGTCGGCAGTCTGCCAGGCTTCGTGATAATCTTTTTTCCACGACGCTGGTGGTCTTTCCCAAACTGGCGGCTCTGGTGGTTCTAGATCGGGTTCGGGCTGCGTTCTTACTGCCTCGACAGGTGCTTCATTCTGAACTTCGTCGAACTGCTGTGACAGTAACTCCCGACGGTCTAATTCAGGATTTTCCAATTGCATACCCCTTTAGGTAAATTTACGACGTAGTTGTGAAAGAATTTGATTTGCTTGTTTATGAGTCATGTTTGCTAATTGCTGCCGCATCACTTCTTTGCGTGTGTCTTTTGGCGGTGGCGGCTTGGTTTCCATCTTCTCGTTGCCCACTTCAATGCAATTGTGTTGCCGCAAATGGTCACGATGAACAGAACGGCTTGTAATCATCGACCCGTCGATCATGGATTTGTAAGGCTGAATGTCTGGCATGACCATTGGGCCAAGGCTCTCGTAATGTTCTTTTGAACCTTTCTCGACAAGTTCGCCATTGACGTAAATGTATGTTTTCTTCATAACAGTAATAAAACGTCCTCATCATCCATTTCAATATAAGCGTTGTAAA